TTTGTAGAAAAGTTCAATAAAACCAATGTTTTCGGGCATTTCAAGGTGTAAATTTTTTGTAAACAGCCCCTTTTTTAGCACAATAATATACGTACTCTATACAAATTACAGCGCGTCAACAGCGTCTAATAATATCTGAAAATTAAGATGCGTATATACCGTTTGAGTTACGCCCTCGCCCTTGTGTCCGACAATGGTTTTTATGATACGTTCGTCAATCTGTTTATCGGCCATAATCGATATGAAAGTATGGCGTGTATCGTGAATGCGGTGTTTGTATGTTAATATCGGCGCCAAATCTGTTATGCATCTGAATTTGCATCGCGGATATTCCAATTTCATGATTCCATCAGGTGAAAGAATGCTTAACAAATAATCGCCTTGCGTGTTATAAAAGTTTTCTACCAACGGCAATATTTTTTTTGCAATCGGCACCTTACGAATACCGGCGGCGGTTTTCGCGTGCGTTATATATATGCAACGGTCTTTAATGTTGATATCGGCCTTTTTCAGATCAAGCAACTCACCGATGCGTAAACCCGAATATATAAGTATCAGATATACCTGTGCAGCGGGTTTATCTGCATTTTTCCATAGTGCTTCAATCTCTGTTTCGGTAAATACTTGACGGACAATCTTATTAGGATTTCCCGCTTTGGATATATCAATCAAAGATGGTATCTCTTTCATAGTGGCGGGCATAAGCTCATGTCTTATAGCGTATTCAAACATCATCGAAATCAGAATTCTCATAAATCGAAGTGTAGGCCTGTTCTTCCCGCTTATGTCAAAAAACTGTTGCAGATATTTCAAACTCAAATCCGTTATAAGAGTATCCTGGATAGGTTCAAATATTTTCCATACTCTGCTATATACTTCAACAGATCTAGGCGCCACGGTTTGGTAATGTTCGGCGCTCCATTTGTCGTAGAGTTCCGCAAGGGTTATTTCTATTGCGGTTCCGTCCGGGTTAGCGTCGTTATATATTGTTAGGGCCTTGAGTGCGTCTTTGTACGTTGTGTAATAGCCGATGTAACGGTATTTCTGTTTGACGGTTTTCTTTGCGGTGTTCAGTTCGTAACCGACGCTTATTCTTACGGCATAGGGGCGGCGGCGGTTCCCTCCCAGTTTGATAATAGAGCCGTAGCCGTTAGGTAATCTCATAGTGCATATCCTCCTGTTTGTTTTTGCGGGGGAGATGCTTTATAATCGGTGTAGTTGTGAGGGTTTTGTGTTGGTATCCGTTTACTATTCGACCGATATAAAGCATATCCTCCATTGCGGCCGTGATTGTTGCAGCAATCGCGGCTTTTTCGCGTGTTGTCTTTTGTCTTATTTCTAGGCGCTGTTTGCCTGTATAATCTTATTGGATATTCATTTTAGTTTCTCTGTGTTTGCCGTAACCGCTTGATCATCGGTTGCGGCATTCTTTATGTTTGTTTTTGTAATCGTACATAGAGAATGTAACCGCTATAATAAGAATGTCTAAGCAATCTCTTTCCAAAAGATTGTAAAAGCATAGTATTCCTATTCTCGGTTAGCCGTAACGCAAGTTACGGCTTTTCTATGTACGGTTTTGTATTATTTCAAGGTGCGGTTTATTCGTATAATTAGGTTGTGCTGGATTGGTTAGTTCCAATAATATGCACCTCCTATAATTAACGGGCGCCACGTTGCTTTTTCCCCTTGATTCCATTACGTGGCGCTTTTTAATGCTTATCACCTCCGATGTTGTTTTATGTAATCCAAATCAAAAAACAGAGGCTATATAATTACAGTGTGTTAGTTGTTTGGAATTTGGTTGTTACACCTTGTATTAGCCCCGTGGCCCTCCTCGGGGCTTTTACTTTGCCTAAAGTTTTGTTACATCGCTATCAAGCGTTGACATAAAAGCAACGGCTTTTCCTAGTATGTGTACCTGTTCTAATTCCGCGCCTGATAAGACTATCGTTTTGTAGCGCGGATTTTCTGCTACAAGGCGCAATTCTTGAGCGTCCTCATCGCGATACACGCGCTTGAGTGTTGCCTCATCGCCAATAATTACAACGGCTATATCGCCGTTATCCACAGATTCTTGTTTTCGGATAAAGACTATATCACCGTCATAGATTCGGGCGCCTTCCATACTATCGCCTTTGGCGTATAGAGCAAAATCGGCATTCAAATTCATTTCAACGGGAAGATAGACACTTTTATCTTCAGATGCATAGCGCGGTTCACCACAAGCGACATCGCCTAACACCGGCACGGTTGTTATTTGTAAAGGTACGATATTAGGATACGAATAATATACAATATCAGCATCGTTATTAAGCAAGTCACCAGGTGTAACATTAAGAGCATCGGCAATTAACTTTAATTTATCCGTTGCTATATCCGTTAATCCTGCTTCAATCTTGTTAATACTTGTGCGAGATGTAAAACCTGCTTTTTCTGCTAATTCTGCTTGTGTTAAATCCCGCATTATTCTATATTTCCTTATTCTCTCACCTATAAGTTTAAGATATTTTTGTTTGAAATTTTGCATTGTTGTTATCTCCTATATTGGTGTAAGGAAAGTTTAGCACGGGCTTGAAAGACATTCAACAAATTTTTATGATTTTCAAAATTTTTGTTGACTGTTATTCGCTCAAGTGTTAACATACTGTTGTCGAACAACATTCAACAAGGAGTAACAAAAATGACGGATTGCACTAAACGCGACGAAATCAAAAACGACATTAAAAAAAGTGGCTTAAAGGTTTCGAAGATAGCCGAAGAAATGGGCATTTCATACCAGGCTTTATACAACAAATTAAATGGAATTTCTAAATTTGAGGTTAGCGAAGTCGTTGTATTGCAACAGATGTTACATTGGTCTAACTCAAGAAGAGATTTCATTTTTTTTACGCCAGAGGTTGAATGACATTCACATTATTAACAACGAAAACAACGGAGGTAACAACAATGACAACAACAGCAACTAACACAAAAGCAATGCCCGCGCACGTTATCGAGATAACCGATAAGACGTACACATTAACACGGTTTCCCGATACGGATTGTGAATCGCGTTACATCGTTTTCGCGGAAAAACTGGGAGAGCCTAACGGCATAGACGATGCCAACGGTGTACTTGAGTTTCACGTTTACGATGCTGAACACGATGTTATCAGGCTTATATCGGGGCTGTATGCGTGCAAGGACGCAACGGGGCAGGTTTGGTTTAAACCATCGCGCTATGAGGATTCTTATTTGCCCGCAATTCGCGTGAATTTTTGCGGCAAGGAATTTGAGCCGGGCGAGTGGTTCGACCTGTGCTTTGACATCTTTTCGTGAATCAGGAGGGCGAGGGAATGACAAACGCAATGCTTCAGGGTAAGCGCATATCTTGCGCCCGCGATATGGTTTTCGATGAAATCAAGGACCGTTACGTATATATCGGTTTTCGCAAGTATAACGGCGATGAGTTCTTATGGAATTTCAAGGCGGGCCTGTATATCAAGCGGGGCAACGCCGGAGAAAGCAGAGATTACACCAATGAGGATATTGAAGAACTGTTAGAAAACGGCGCAATAACGCTTTTAAGGGCGTGAAAGGATAGGTAACAGCAAATGACAATCAACAAGATGAACGAGATGGACGGCGCCAAACTCAAAGAGATATTGAGCGCGGCGGGGCTTAATCCCAGGGACATATCCGAAAAGGCCGGATATTCGCGCAAGTGGTTAAGCAACATGATCTCAGAAAACAGAATAAGCAGGGCGGCGGTGTTCACGTTACGCGATACATACGCGATTATGCCCGAATTGTATTTGACATTTCCCGATTGCGATACGGGCGATGTAACAGAATGCGCACCGGCAATGGATAAGGACGCTATAAGAGCGATTGTTAAAGCTGCCGTGATTGACGCGCTTGAGGAATACGGTGTTTGGAGAATAGGAGGGTAAGGCAATGAGAATGTACTTATCTATCAGGGAAACCGCAATGCTTATGGGAGCGTCTGAGGGCTTTGTAAGGCAAGGCTTGAAGCAAGGTGTTTTCGAATGGGGATATGCGGTAAGGGCGCGCGGCGGCAAGAATTGCACATATTACATCGTGGCCCCGGAGTTTTGCCACAAATTCCATATCGCGCCGGACCAGTTAGACGCGATGTTGGGAGATACAAACAAAGATTTCAAAGGAGGTGAAGCAATAGATGATTGAGAGGTTTTGCGACAAATGCGAAAAGAAATTTGACGGCACCGTTATTCCGTTGACCGTTAAAGATAAGTTTTCGCACGTTGAAGATACCTTTTATTACGGCGTGATTAAGCGCGACGTAGAGGGCAATAAACAGTTTGAACTGTTGGACCTTTGCCCCGGTTGCCAAAAAGAACTTATCGGCTTTTTGGGATACGTCGATAACACATCTGCTGCAACAGATAACGCAACGGCCGCAATGGATATGCCGGTACCTGAAGTTACACCGGCAAACACAACCACAAACGCAAACACGAACACGGAGGATTAAGACATGAACGTATTTTTTTGGATGCTGATAGCCATAGCGGTTATTTCAAGTTTTTGTATAGGGTTCTTTTTGATGAGGGCTATCAGTGAGTTTAAGATTGCGCGGTTATATCGCATGTGGAGTGTATTAGAAGCGAATTACAAGGCAAGGATAGAAAGAGATACATGCGAGATAACAGATTTAATCCTGGCTAATTCTGAGAGATTGGACGCACGTATAGATTGGTTTGAGCCGTGGTGAAAGATTTATTTTTGTGGATTAGAGATTTTATAAGGTTGCTCATTGATCTGTATAAGACGGACAAGGAAAAGAATAAGCCCCCTGTATATCTCAAAGAATACAGGCCAAATGTGCTAGGTACCAAATTGAAGAGGTAAGACATGACAACAAATGAATTCAAAGAACTGATGAAAGAGAAGTTAACAGATTTGGCAAACGCCTTGCCGGAGTTAGACGGATTTAACGGTGAACTTGCATTGAGTTCGTACATTGTTTTTAACGCTGAATCCGATGAAACACGCGAAAAAAGGCCCGAAATTTACATTTCAGGTGATGTTTACGATGCGAGATTGATTGAAGAATACGAAAAACAGGACCAACCTGTACCCCGAATTGTTAACTACTTAAGGCTTCACTAAGGGAAAGAGATAAGAAAGATGAGCGGATTTTTATATATCAGAGAAGAGATTATGAGAGCGGATATACAGCCGAGCGACAAACTTATATTAGCCGTGATTGATACGATGGGCCGAAATAACGGATGCTATGCGACTAATAAACAGATAGCGGATTTAACAGGTGTTAAGGTTCGCACGGTGTATAACATTATTGAAAGATTGGCAGCTGATGGATATATACAGATCTGCGAAAACGGAAATTCACGTGTAATTTTCTACGTTGCAAATTTTGCAAAATCCGAAAATACCACCGAAAACGACGTTGCAAATTTTGCAAAAGACAATGCAAATTTTGCAAAACAGAATGCAAATTTTGCAAAGGATTTTGCAAATTTTGCAAACCCTTTATATAAGCAAGACAATATAAGACAAGATAATACAGGGAATAAGACTAACGCGCACGCGCACGAAAATTTTACACGCGATAATTTTTCTACTCATCAGGATAATCAGAAAACAGAAGGGAGTGATGCCAACATGCTCCCGGAAGAAAAGAAAGACAACCCTCACAAAACTAACAAACAAACTTTGAACACGAAAAACAGAAGTGTTCCTAAAACTTACACCTGCGACACTTTCGATTCTCCGGGAGTAAACGCCGAAAGCATGTTTTTAGAACTGCTTGCGGAATTACGCGAAAAGACTAACGAAAGCGAGAACAATTACAAAGATGACACAGGAGGATGCTTTACAGATATTGGCTATGACGGCAGCGGCATATCCGTATTACAAAGTCAATCGCGAAAAAGCACAGGCAACGGTTACTTTGTGGATGATGTCTTTTAGCCAATATCCCGCGATGGTTGTATGGAAAGCGGTACAGTTGCACATCGAAAAAAACAAATTCTTCCCAACGGTTGCGGAAGTGAACGAAAACATACAAAGGGCGCAGCTGATATTGCAGGAACCGATACAACCACCTACCAAACAGATCACGGCAAACAGAACATACAGCGATGACGAATTAACCGCTTTATTGGATGAGATGACCGGCAATAACAACAACGAAAACAACGACGGAGGATAAAACAACACACATGGCAGAATCAAAAACAAAAGTATTTGATACACTTTACGCCCTTAACCTGAACGGTGAAAAAGAGAAAAAGGGCAAGTTCGACTACTTACCTTGGGCCGATGCGTGGGCGGCGGCAAAGAAACTTTACCCGGATATCGAATTTGAAATAATGCACTTTGACGGGGGATTGCCTTATGTATACGACCCTAACACGGGTTACATGGTATTCACAAAGATAACCCTTGACGGAATAACGCACCCTATGTGGCTTCCCGTAATGGAATATTCAAACAACGCAAAACTCAAAGCAACCATGACGGACATTAACAAAACAATCATGCGATGCCTTGTAAAAAATCTTGCGATGTTCGGATTAGGGCTTTATCTGTACAAAGGGGAAGATTTGCCGGAAACAACAAATGCAAACAAACCACAGCAAACTACATCAACCGGCAAGAAAACAACAACAAACAGTAATCAGGCACCAATGAGCGCTCCCGCGTCAAATATAGCAGCAGAAATCAATCAAGATGCGGCAACAGATGAAAAAGAACAGATGAAAATCTATTCGGCCAAAATCAAAAGAGCGTGCCAAATTTACGATTTGGACGTGGGCAAAGTCTGTAAGTATATCGGCCTTTGCAAAACATCGACCGCAGATGATGTCAAATTCGCATGGGAGCGCTTGCAGGCAATGTGCGATGACATAGAGAAATTAACCACACTTAAAAACCTTTGACGGAGGATTAACACATGAACAGAGATTTATTTCAAATCAACGCAGATATCGCGTACATACTTGAAAACGGTGCCGATGAAAACGGTGAAATCACCGATGAAACAATTGAAGAACTGAGATCACTTCACATTGCCAAAACAGAACTTATCGGGCAAATCGGACTTGATATTAAGAATCGTGAAGCAAGGATAGCGACAAAGAAAGACTACATCGAACAATGGAAACGAGATGTTGAAGCCGATACGGATACGATTAAGCGGCTTAAAGAGATGTTGTTATCAGAGGTTAAATCCCTGGACGATGGGAAATACAAAGATGATGTACTCACTATGTATACAAGCAAGCATAAATCGGTTAAGTGCAAATCTGATACGCCTGATCTTGATAATCTCCCGGACGAATTCAAAAAGGTAACGGTTGAGCCACGTAAAACAGAAATAAAAAAGGCGCTTGAAAAAGGGGAAGCCGTCGGGGATTGGTACATATCGGAAGATGAAAGCCTAACAATCAGGATGCGGAAATAATGTGCAAATCGGAAAAGTCTTTAACAATCAACGGGCGATGCCTATATAACCAGTTACGCGCAAGGGGTATAACCGGCAAAGAAGCATCGGTTAATTTGGGATATTCAAGCGGATATATACACGAATGCTGCCGAATTTCCAAGATGCCACAAACCGCGATAGACGGATTACACAAGATGTACGGCATACTCCCCGATACATACGTTAAAGAACCACAAGATACAGCCGAAAGAGAATTTAACAAAGCTGTTGCGGATTTGATGCTTTACAAACTTGAAAGCGAATTATCCAAAGAGTTAGGGATAGGTGTATCAACGTTACATCGGATGTTAACGACAAAGGGCGCCTATTCCCCCGGCCGCAAACAGTTGCTTAAAGTTCTTAAGTGGCTAGACATAAATGAAAACGAGGTTTTGTAAAAAGAATGATATGCATAAAGATACCGTTAAACCCGGTAACAAAGAAAAACTCCCAAAGAATCCTTTACAGATGGCAAATCAACAAAGCGGGCAGAAGGGTTAGGGTTCCCTTTATAGCCCCGTCCGCTGCATATAAGCAATACGAACATGATGCATTGTTTTTCTTGCCCGGTATGCCTGATATCGATTATCCCGTTAACGTCAAGTGCGTGTTTTACATGCAAACCAAACACAAAGTAGATTTGAACAATCTGCTTGAAGGATGCACTGATCTGTTGGTTAAGGGCCACGTGTTACAGGACGATAACAGCAACATAGTAAAAGGCCACGATGGAAGCCGTGTAATGTTCGACAAAGCAAACCCTCGTACAGAAATCTACATAGAGAGGTGGCAAGAGTGAACAAGATAAAAGAACTGAGGATGGAAAAGGGGCTTAGTGTTCCCGCTATATCCAAAGAAACCAATATATCGCGGGCAACGCTTTACAAGATGGAAAATTGCCCCAATTTACAACAAAGCAAATTCAAATACAAGAATTTGGAGAGATTGGCAAATTTCTATCGCATAACCATCAAAGACCTGATGGGGCCGGCGTATTCGGAATGTAAATACCTAGACGATTTAGATGATACCAAAGGGGGCAAAACATGAACGGACGTGATCATAAGAAATACAAGATAGCAATTAGGAAAACCAAAGGTACCAGGTACAACCTGAAAAAAGCCCGCGTAAGTAAGGGCTTAACCCGCGAAGAAATATCCGATTTGTTGGGATGGAGTGTTAATTATATCGCTAACATCGAAAACAACAAAATGGGCGCGGTTAAATCTGATATTTGGAATGATTTTGAAGTTCTTTACGGAATCGACAAAGAAACACTTAAACAAATCGCTAACTAATCGGAGGAAAACAATGCCAAAGACGATGGATTTTAAAACAGCAATCATTAGCCAGTTCCGCGAATACTACTTAAAGGAATGCATTTGCGGAAGAATACCGGCAATAGATGCAGATACGGTAAGAGAAATTAACGACGATGTAACGGAAGAATACATAGAGGGCTTTATTATCACATGTCGATATTGTCAATTAGGCATGTGGGGCCGGACATTGAAGCAAGCTGCAACGGATTGGAATTCGTTTATAGATGCTAACAGAAACAGTATTCCCGACAAAGCCGATAGTCGCAAAATCAACAGGGAATTAAACAAAATCGAACAAAACGCACTTAACACGGAGATCAAACAATGAATTACATGGAATTTTTACAAAGCAAAATAGAGGTAGCGCCTGAATCAGGCTTTGAGATTGAAGATGCAGCAATCAATCCGGCGCTCAAGCCTCACCAACGCGACGCTGTAAGATGGGCATTGCGAGGCGGTCGCAGAGCATTATTTGAAAGTTTCGGATTAGGCAAAACCGTACAGGAAATAGAATTCTGCTATCAGTGCATTAAACATTACGGCGGTAAAGCTTTAATCGTATTGCCGTTAGGTGTTAAACAGGAATTCACGCATGATGCGGTTGAACTCTTAGGTTATGCCAAACCTAGATATTGCAGGACGATGCAAGAGGTAGATGAAGTTAAAGGCGATGAGATTGTTTTAACAAACTATGAGCGCGTAAGGGATGGAGATATTGATCCTAAATACTTTACGGCAACATCGCTTGATGAAGCATCTGTTTTACGTTCATACGGCTCAAAGACTTATCAAACCTTTTTGGATAAGTTCAAAGGCGTCAAATATAAACTTGTGGCAACGGCTACACCATCGCCTAACAAATACAAAGAGTTAATCCATTATGCCGGTTACTTGGAGATTATGGATACGGGGCAAGCATTGACACGGTTCTTTCAAAGGGATTCGACAAAGGCAAACAACCTAACTCTTTATCCCGCACAAGAAGCAGAGTTTTGGTTGTGGTTATCCTCATGGGCGTTATTTATAAGCAAGCCGTCCGATATTGACCCTGATTATTCCGATGATGGTTATGTGTTACCGCCTTTGGAGGTTAACTGGCATCTTATTCCTGAAGATTACGGAGCATATTACGACCGCGACGGGCAAATGATGATATATCAGAACTGTAAAGCGGGCTTGAAAGAAGCGGCAGAGATTAAGCGTAAAACCATAGATAAGCGCGTTGCATTTGCTAAAGAACTGATAGACGCAAGCCCCGATGACCATTTTGTTATTTGGCATGATCTCGAAAAAGAACGATATGCAATCAAAAAGGCTATCCCTGAAGCGGTAGACATTTACGGGTCTATGGACTACGACGAAAGAGAAAAGCGCGTTATGGATTTTTCGATGGGCAAAACAAGAATATTTGCGACAAAGAAATCTCTTTCAGGGTCCGGGTGTAACTTTCAGAGATATTGCCACAGAGAAATATTCGTTGGTATTGATTACGAATTTAACGATTTCATACAGGCAATACATCGCTGCTATCGCTTTTTGCAAACAGATAAGGTGGTTATAGACATTATCTATATGGAAAGTGAGCAGGAGATAAAAGAAACACTTGAAGAGAAGTGGCGCAACCACAATAAGATGGTTAAGAAAATGACCGATATCGTTAAACAATATGGCCTTAACGATATAAAGAAAATCGATGTAATGAAAAGAAAGATGGGAGTTGATACAGTGAAAGTAGAAGGTAAAAACTGGATAGCGGTTAATGATGATTGCGTTGACCAAACAAAGCGGATGGACGATAACAGCGTTGATTTGATATTTACATCAATTCCATTCGGCAATCATTACGAATATTCCGCCAATTATGCCGATTTCGGCCACAATGAAAACGACGATAAGTTTTTCGAACAGATGGAATACCTAACGCCTAATCTGTTAAGAATTCTCAAGCCGGGCCGTGTATGCGCTATACACGTTAAAGACCGTGTATTATTCGGTAATGCCACAGGTACGGGCATGCCAACAATAGAACCTTTCCATGCGGATTGCATTAAGCACTATATGGATCATGGGTTTATGTATTTTGGCATGATAACCGTTGTAACAGATGTTGTGAGGGAGAATAACCAAACCTATCGCCTGGGATGGACGGAACAATGCAAAGACGGTTCTAAAATGGGCGTCGGATGTCCCGAATATATTTTGCTTTTCCGCAAACTTCCATCAGATACAAGCACGGCTTATGCAGATGAACCTGTTACCAAAACCAAAGAAGAATATACCCGCGCACAGTGGCAGATTGACGCACATGCTTATTGGCGCAGCTCCGGCGATAGATTGTTAACATCGGACGAATTGGCCGCTATCCCTGTAAGCAAGTTACAAAAGATATACAGGAAAAACAGCCGTGAATCCGTGTATAACTATCACGAACATGTTGAACTTGCAAAGCAATTAGACAAAGCCGGACATTTGCCCGCTACATTTATGGTTGTTGACCCTGCATCTTGGAACCGCGCTGAGGTGTGGGATGATATAAACCGTATGCGCACATTAAACACAACGCAATCGCAGCGCAAAAAGCAATTGCATGTATGCCCCTTACAGTTAGATATCTGTGAACGAATCATTAACCGCTTTTCTAACGAGGGCGATTTGGTATTAGATCCATTCGGCGGGCTTATGAGTGTACCGCTTACGGCTATCAGGATGGGGCGCCGTGGTTACGGTATAGAGTTATCCCCTGATTACTTCAAAGACGGTATAGCCTATTTGCAGAATGAGGAAGCAGGCCACGAACAAATCTCATTGTTTGACGTGCTTGACCTTAACGATGAGGGAGGTAGCGCTGTATGAAAGTTTACATAAGCGGTCCTATTACCGGCAAGGACCCTAAACAAGCCGAAAAGGATTTCAAAGAAGCTGAAAAGTATTTGAAAGATTGCGGGCATGAAACATTTAACCCTTACGAACTGAGCAAACATTTACCTGAGTGGTTTTCGTACAGTGATTACATAGATATTGATTTAATCCTGTTACGCAAATGCGATGGGTTGTTTGTTATAGGTTCGAAATATAACAACAGCCCTGGCGCAAGTGCTGAAATAGCACTTGCCAAATGCCTTAATATGCCGATTTTAAGATATTTGTGAGGAGGATTAAATGCAAACAGAAGGTTTATACATGGAATGTAACAGATGTCATAAGTACCAAATCATTGAACCTGATTACGATAAACACTATCGAAACAGTGAACCAGGATGGGAAACCATAGAATGTTTAGTTGAAGATGCAGAAGAGAGTTTGTATTACGATTTATGCCCTTCTTGTTCTAAGAAATTCCATCAAGCCATAGAGAAATTTTTAAAAGAAAAAGATACAGAAAAAACAACAAAGGAGATTAAACAATGTACATAAATCCATTTTTTGCCGGAGTTTGCGTAACTATATTCATTGAAGCCGTACTGATAAATGTCATCGCGATTGTTAACTCAATAAGAAACAAGGAGCGCAAATAAATGAGATATCATTGTTTCTTTGAACAATCAGGCACATTCAAAAACGAATTTATCAAACTAGGCTATGAAGCCTACGATTACGATATCCGTAACGATTTTGGCCAAACGGATTATGTAATGGATCTCTTTGCCGAAATAAACAACGCTTATGACGGTAAAGAAAGCCTGTTTGATAAATTTTCGGGGGGGGGTAGATACCATACTCGCATTTTTCCCGTGCATGCGCTTCGAGGACCAAATTATATTATGGTTTCGAGGTGAAACGCCAGGACAGAATGGCCACACCGACGAGCAGAAACTTGAAACGGATATTAAGTTGCAACAGGAACTTACAGAATTGTATATCCTGGTAACACGCCTTGCGATTGTATGCAAGCAAAGAAATATCCCCCTTATAATCGAAAACCCGTACAGCCAACAACACTATCTCAGGCAAAGATGGTGTTTGCGCCCGGATATTATCGATTATGACCGCACTAAGAACGGCGATTATTACAAAAAGCCAACACAATACTGGTTTTTAAACTGCAAGCCTAAACAGAATGTTTTTTTTGAGCCGTTATATCAAATAGAAACGTCCTTGATAGTGGAAGTAACGAAAAATAGGCCGGTGGTTCGTTCTATGATACATCCACAATATGCAAGTAGATTTATACGAATGTACGTGATAGATGATGAGGTAGACATTAACGGCAAAGTGCATAGAAAGGAAAAATTAAAAGATGGACATTAAAGATAAGACAAATAATGCAAATTTGAAAAAACTGATATATGAAAATGGTTATAAACAAGGCTATAAAGCGGCGATATATGCCTTTGCCGGATTGCTTCAAGATAATCACGAAGCTACAGGTGAAAGCATATCTACCGCGTCGATAAACGCATTTATCGACAGTGGCACATTAATTGAGAGTATAGAAAATCGTTATAGAGAATTATTACAAAAAACCAAAGAAGAGGATAATGATAATGATACACAAAATAAAGATTGAGCAACAATGGGCAGATGCAATTTTAGCCGGGGTAAAGAAAGCGGAATTGCGATATAACGACCGAAATTATCAGAGAGGTGATCATATCCGTTTTTGCGTTATCAAAATCGAAAAAGACGGTACAAAAACGCCTATACTATCGCCCGAATATAATAACATGCTATATGAAATAACTTATGTGTATGCAGCACCTTGCAAGGGATTAGCGCCAGGATGGGTTATATTGTCTATTGAACGGACAGATTAAAATAACGCAGATAATCCGAAACAAATCCGAAACAAATCCGAAATAAATCCGAAAACAAGAAGCCGTCCTTATCTGGGGCGGCTTTTGTTATGTGCGCGTGTAGTCTAACATTCTGTAATTGTCAAGTGTTTATATTTTGTGTTTTGCGAAAAACGTTTTTTATATGCTTTATCCTTGTGATATGGGATTAGAGATAGAGTACAGGCCGTTAGGCGATATACAGATGTACGAGGATAACGCAAAACTGCATCCTCAATTTCAGATTGAGCAAATTAAGCAAAGTATCAAAGAGTTCGGAATGTTAGATCCGATAGCGATTTGGCACGGGGTAATAGTAGAGGGCCACGGCCGTTATATCGCGTGCAAGGAATTAGGTTTTGAAACGGTCCCGGTTATATCCCTGGATAATCTCACAGATGAGCAGCGCAAAGCATACGGCTTAATTCACAACAAACTCACAATGAACACGGATTTTGATTTAACATCCCTTAACAAAGAACTAGATAAAATCATTTCGCTTGATATGTCCGACTTTGGATTTGAGAAACTTAAACTGGATATAGACGATGAGCCGGACATAGACAATTACGACGATGGTTATTACGGCGATGAGCGTGAACGGACGGCAGATTATTACAATTTAAGAGAATTTGACGCAAAGCAAGCATCAGGATTTTATCAGATGCCAATAATTGAAGCCGTGGACCATACGCCCAAATCGCTTATAGGATTTAATTACGTAAAAAGCGCAAGCGACGCAATGAAACAAAGCGGTGTTCATTTCTTTATCGACGATTACCAATTTGAGAGGCTGTGGAATAATCCATACGATTACATAACAGCACTTGAAGAATTCGATTGCGTGTTAACGCCTGATTTTTCTTTGTATATGGATATGCCCCGCGCAATGAAGATTTGGAATGTATACAGATCACGGCTATTAGGGCAATTGTGGCAAAACTCCGGACTTATAGTAATTCCTACTTTGCAATGGGCGGAACGGGAAACATTTGAGTTTTGTTTTGACGGATTAGCAGGCGGTGGCACTTATGCTGTTAGCACGGTAGGAGTTATGCGTGATAAGAACGCGCAAAAGATATGGAGCGAGGGTATGCAATACGCAATCGACGTATTAAATCCAAAAAGAATTGTTTGTTACGGTACCAAACCCGAATTTGATTTTAAGGATATCGAAGTTATATACATCGATGCCAGGAAATGGGAAGGTAACAAATAATGGGAAGCAGAGGTTCAAGTTCAGGTGTTTCAGATACGGGGAAACCTTATGGTTCTGAATATCATACTGTTTTTCAAATGGGAAATATTAAATTTGTGCAGGCAAATGATACGAACCACGATAGACCTCCTGATGAAACTATGACAAAAGGTAGGGTATATGCATATCTCAATAAAGATGGTGTGCTAAAAAGTGTTGTCTATTTTGATGAAAACAACAAAAAATTTAAAACAGTTGAAATAGTAGGGCCAGAGCATATTGTTAGTGGACACAGAGAACAAACAAAACCATATCGAACATCACAACATACACATTTTGGTTATATACATGATGAGAAAGGGACAGATAGTCACTCTCCAAAAGAAAAGAAAATGATTGAAAGAGTTACAAGGGCGTTGAAATATCACAATGAAAAGCATTTGCAATAACGGCAATATGAAATTACAATATAAATTAGACCAGAAGCGGGTTAGTAGAGTAGGCAGCACGTCAACCGCTATTTGTCGTGTAACAGCGAAGCATTATGCTTTAGTAGGTGGAGATACACGTTCGAATCGTGTGCGGCTTCTGGTTCAGGGGCGTTCTTTGAGCGCCCTGTTTTTATGCGTGGGATAGGTGAATGATATGGGCGGGCGCGGTTCAACTTTTAGACATATCTCTATAAAAAACACGTGGGAATACGACAAATACGGTAATCCCGAATATACATTTAAGCCGGAACACGAATTGCTAAATAAATTTGCCGATGAACTCAAAAGGGCAATTCGCACAGATAACCATGGGAAAAAAAGAGTTAGTGAAGCATATATAGAATACAGCCCTACTTATAACAAAGTATTGCGGATGAGAGATGAGATGAATAAGGAATACAACAAGTACATCCAAGAAAACAAGCGGGGGCGCGGCGATGTAGTCGATTATATGACGGTTGTTAACATCGAAAAGATAAAAGCATTAAGCGATAGAGCGCATAGGTTAATTTCTGAATATCTGAAATTAAGTGGGCAAAACGGTAAATATAATATGGAATTCCACGATAACTGGCGCAAATAATAACAGATAGATGTAGTAAGGGAGATAACATAATGGGTAGTAGAGGTTCTTATTTTACAAATTCACAAGATAATAGAATATCAGAAGATGACATACTTGAAGAGGTTTCTATGATGAGTAACCGTAACCCGGAAAACCAAAAAGAAATAGACGAGGTGCTATCAGTAATGAGAAATATATATGATGAATACCAAATAGCGGCCGGGGATTTGGTGATAGCGACAATGAAGAAAAGTAAAGATAGTGTAGCAGGATATCATAAACCTAGTGATGGTACAATCGGAATAAATAAAACATATTTGGATTCTGAAAGTTGCACAAAAGCCTATGATGCAAGTATAAAAAAGGGATATCATCCTTCGCGAGGTAATAGAACGGGACTTGAAGCGATAGCGGCTCACGAGATAGGTCACAGAATTGCACGAGTGATAGCAGAAAACCAAAATATAAGACAATTATCGATTCTTCAGCAAGCAATTAAACAAACCAACTATCATTCTATTGAAGATATGGCGAAATCTATAAGTGGATATGCACGGAAAAACCATCATGAAACTATCGCGGAAGCATTTACAGATGTATACTGTAACGGTAATAATGCAAGCGCGGCAAGTATTGCAATTGTTAATACACTAAAAAAATTGAATCAATAAAGATAAAGGAGATTTAACGATGGCAAATTCGAAAAAAAGAAAAGAAATCTATTTTGAACCTGAAGATTATTTTCCTGAAGATATAAGACGGGAATTTAAGCTCGGAGAATATAGCACTAAGGCAAAAAGAGAAACAAACAAGAAAAAAAAGAAAGGAAAATAATGGAGGTATCTATTGCCACGTAGCGCTAAGCAGATAGAATCCGCAAAGCGCAATTTGGAAAAAGGGAAAGGCTTTCAAAGCACCGAAGAAGCACGGAAGAACGGGCAAAAAGGCGGTAAAGCGTCCGGCAAAGCCAAAAGAGAAAAAAAGACGCTTGAACAACAGATCAAGATAGCGCTTGAGATGGAAACGTCGCCGCAGTTGAAAGCACAGTTGCAAAAGACTTTAGGGATAGATGTTGTAACGAACAGTGAAGCGGTAGCTGCGTCAACCGTGTTAAATGCGATTAAGGGAAATAACAAGGCTATTGAACTTGTATCTAAAGCCGTTAGGCCCACCGACCTTTCCGAATTGTGCAAAGAAGAGGAATTGAAGAAACTCAAACTTGAAAATGAACAAAAAGAGTTTGAGTTAACTTCAATGCGCGTTAACTTCAAAGAACAACAGGCTAAGTTGATGCACAGCTGGAATATACCCATATCGGACGTTACAAGCGACTTTATTCAAATGTATAGGGACGTACACGCCGTATATGAGGGCCGTTTGAATATCCGCGAAATGATAGTTAAAGGCGGGCGCGGTAGCGTTAAATCTTCATTCTGGGCGGCTATCGCTGAGGAAACAATATACCAGGACCCCGAAGCACATGTTGTTTACACAAGGCGATATAAGACCGATTTGAGGGGCAGTGTATTTAATCAGTTCATGCGTACAGTTATCCGGCATGGACGTATTGACGATTGGGAATTTAAGACGCAGCCGATGATGGCAATTTACAAACCGACAAAGCAAAGCGTTATGTTTGTCGGTGCAGATAAACCTATAAGCCTTAAATCGTTTAGTGTTCAATTCGGTTACGTCAAGTTGCTTATCCATGAGGAATGCGACGAAATGGCGGGCCTTGAGCAGATGGATAACATAGAAGATACGTTTTTGCGGTCCGATACGCCCGCGCTGGATGTCAAAATCTTTAACCCGCCTAAGAGTATCAATAACTTTATGAACGCATACGTGGCCGATATATGCCCGAAAAAACCAACAACAAAGATATATCATTCGTACTATTACAACGTACCTGTTGAATGGTTAGGTGAACGGTTCTTTGAACGTGCGGAAGAGTTCAAAGCGCTAAAGCCTAATTATTATCGTAACAACTACTTAGGCGAGGTAACAGGTACCGGGGGCGCGATTTTTGAAAATGTGGAATTGAGGGAAATAACAGATGCAGAAATAAGCAATATGCCCTATTTCCGTTACGGTCTAGATTTTGGATATGAGCATCCGCAAGCATTTGAAGCGTGCTATTACGATGAGGAAAACAACATCCTTTATTGCATTGAAGAGATTGTAAAAAAACGGTGCAAGAATGCAACGTTTGCACGCGCTATAAAGCATCATATAAGCGATGAAATCATATGCGATAGTGCAAGGCCCGATAGTATTAAAGATATGTACGATTGGGGTTATAACGTCATTGGCGCTAAAAAGAGATGGGGCAACGGAAAAGGCCGCGATTATTGCTGGGAATGGTTGCAAACTTGTAACAAGATAGTTGTTGACCCTGCAAGATGCCCGCAATTAGCGCATGAGTTAACCACGCTCGAACATGAACAATTGAAAGACGGTACATTCACAGCTGCTTATCCGACAATAGGGGAAGATGCTGTAATGGCCCTTATATATGGACTAAACCGCGATATTATGCGCGGGCGGCCTAATGATATATACGATACAAGCGCAGATAACGCATATAACGAAAACATAATCGATATAGATGAAGATGAGGATTAACACATGGGCATTATTACACGTATAAAGGAGTTGTTTATGAAAACATTTAAATCTGAAGCACAAACCGTATTCAATACGGACATAATTTCAAGCCCCGAAATGGAGTTTGCACAGCAGCAGTGGCTTAACATTATACAGGGGCGCCCGGCATGGTTATCGCCTACGGTGCAAACTATCAACTTTGGGCGCTATATTTGCGGATATATGGCTAAAAAGACTTGCCTTGATCTGTATGTAAATATTGAAGGTCCTGAAAAGAGTACAAACACAAAGACAAAAGCGGCCACAGATAACAGGGCGGCATATATTAACACCGTTGTTAATCAGATGGTACAAAAGACCTTGCGCGACAAAGTAGAAGATGCTTGCGGCTTAGGTGGTATTATCATTAAGCCTAACGGGACATTTAACCCGAACAATGCGCTTGATTATATTTTGCCAAATAACTTTGCCGTAACGGAAAAGTCAAGCAACGGCGATATATTAGGCGCGGTGTTCATAGACCGTATAACGGTGGGAAATACATACTATACGCGCCTTGAATATCATCATTTTGATTACAGCAATGCAAATGAGAGCGGCGCTAAATACATTGTTGAAAACAAGGCTTATAAAAGCGGCTCAGAAGGTGCATTAGGCAACAAGATAGCAATGACGGATGTCAAAGAATGGTCCGGCATTGAAGAATATACAGAGTTTGAGGGTGTGGAAAAACCTCTGTTTGCATATCTTAGAATGCCGCATAATAATACGATAGATTTTTCTAGCCCTGAGGGCGTCGCCATCTTTGCGGATTGTATCAAAGAGTTAAAAGATTTAGATGTGGCGTGGAGCCGTAAGAGCGACGAAATAGAAGATAGCCAGCATATAACCTTTATCAACGAACAGGCGTTAAGGCACCCTGCCGATAAAGCACACCCTCGCGGTTATAAGATAGAATTGCCCCGATTTGTCAAAGGCTTGGCGCAGGGCATCGAAGCCGGAAACTCCGTGCAAGAACATATACCGACATTGTTAACTGAACAGCGCATTACAGAAATAAACAGTACATTGAGTATGATATCGACTAAATGCGGATGTTCACAGGGGCAATTTGTACTTGACCGCAAAAGCGGATATGTAACAGCAACGCAGATAGAATCCGATGATCAGGAAACGGTACAAACGATAACCGATATCAGACGCGCGTTAATGACCGCTATTAAAGACCTTGTTTATGCGATTAACAAGTATTGCGATGTGTACTTTGATTTTGAAGATAGTTATCTAAATATTTTGGATGATGATATCCCTGATGAAGATATTTTCTACTTCAAAGATTTGTTAAGCACATTTGAAGCAGATAGAACGCGAGCATATCAGTTAATGCTTCAGGGCATATATTCCAAAAAGAAATATCTGATGGAATATGAGGGCTTTTCTGAAGGTGAAGCAATAGCAATGATGCAAGAGGCAGCTGAAGAAAAACAAGAAGCCGTTAAACAGCAACAGATAGCGTTTGCTAACGGTGCTAATACTAATCAAAGCCTGTTTACCGATGATGATGAGGAAAACGACGCGAGGGAGGATGATGAAGAATGAAAAGCGATTTCTTTAAGCGTATGTTTGGCAAGCCGTATACATTCCATAACGACGCGATAGGGCTTGATATAGAGATAGACGCTATCAGGATAGGTAAAGCGCTGGATTATGCGCAAGATGCCTTAGATTCGCAAATGTGGGATTTAATGAAACTCTATATGCCTATTGACACGGGCAGCCTTATACAGCAAACGCAAGCGTTAAACGAATCCGTAAGCGGTGAAGTATATTGCTATGATCCGTCAATTCCGTACGGGCATTATCAATATGAGGGCAAGTTATATGAGGACCCTGTTTATCACGTGGGCGCGTTCTATTCCCCTTCATACGGCTTTTGGAGCCGTCCCGGAGTTAAAAAGGTGCGTACAGAATGGGGCCTTGAATATCACGGCAATCCAGATACGCAACCTCACTGGGGAGAGTTCGTTATTAACAACCACAGTGAAGAATTGCGCAAGGTTGTCGAAAATACAATTAGGGCAAATATTAAATGAATCCTGAAAAACTGTTAAAGATATCTGAACGTCTTGAAGCGCAACTATCAGGAATAAGTACGTATTTTATAAGGCGCATCGTTAAAGACATCTTAAAATTGTTTACAGATGATGAGGGTAATGTGCAAATTATGCCGTCTACCATCCATAGACTAAAGATGTTAGACCTTGCAAGCGGCTTGCACGGGGAAATGGCCGAATTTATAACAAAGGACCCTACCATAAGCGCGGCAAGTAATAACGCATGGGAAGATGCAGCACAAGATATTAACAAGCAGATATACAGCGATACGGAAAAGATAGTAGATGCGATTAACGATAAATTGCCTGATAGCGAAAAGATAGCAAAACCGACATTTACGGATAATGTTAAGAACGATTTGACCGAAAAAGAAATCCGTATGCTTGACGGCGCTGTGACACGTACTAACGGTGAGTTATACAATCTAACACAAACAACGGCAGATAGCGTGCAAACGGATTTTATAGATATATGCGATAAGGCATATTTCAATGCAACACATGGCACCGATGTTAATACCGCTATTATGGACGCGATAAAAGAAGCGTCAAAGCGTGGAATAAAGATGGTTAATTATACTAAGAACGGTCGCACTGTATCACATTCAGTAGAAGTAGCATTAGCGCGTGCTATCCGTACAGGAATAAATCAGGCAACCGCGGCGGTAACGCTAACACGATGCGCGGAAATGGGAATTGACTACGTTAAGACATCTCAACACCTGGGCGCTCGTGATATCGGCTCAAACGACTATAGAAGCCACGTATATTGGCAAGGTAACGTTTATAAACTAGATTGGAATAATCCCGCGCTTAGTCAATACAAGCCTAGTACATCAGAACAACAGAAAATAGACTTGAAACACCGATTTTTGCGCTTTGTACGGAAACATGCAAAAAAGTATAATTATCCTGATTTTGTAACAGAATGTGGTTACGGCGATGTCCAAGGGATATGCGGTGCGAATTGCCGGCATACTTTTACACAATTCTATCCGGGAGTTAATGTTGATAACGGATTTCGATATGACCGTGAAGAGAATTTAGAACGCTATGAAAAAGCACAAAAGGCGCGGGCAATGGAGCGACAAATCAGATCATTAAAAAAAGAAAAAGAGGGATTAAAGGCCGCGCTTGAAGAATTGCCGGATAATAGCGACCTTTCCGATAGGGTTAAGGGGGAGTTGAAAAAAGTAAACTCACAAATAAATAAAAAGTCCGAACAATACTCGGAATATTGCCAAAGTAATAATATTTCCCGCGCGAATTGGAGGTTGCAAATCACATCTGGAATACCAGTTAATTCATCAAAAAAAGCAACAGGTGCGCAATAGCACATATTTGGAAAAGATTGATAGATGTGACTATATAAGCGGCGCATAAAGCGCCGTTTTTTGCTGCTAATCTATCTTATTCGCTTTGTCAAGTGTTTTTGCACGATTTATATTTTGTGTTTTGCGAAAAACGGTTTTTATATGTGTTATGTTGAAAATGCCACTTGTGGATTAAACAAGACTTATTTTGCGCCGGGCTGCCCGGATTAAAAACTTTTAAGAAATGAGGTATAGATATGAACATTATCGAAAAACTGAAAGCATTGGGCGTTGATGTAACTGAAAATGTGCAACAGGCATTAGCTGGAGATTGGGTGAGCGTTCAGGAACTTGAAAAGGCAAAGGCCAAGGTTACCAAACTTGAAGCAGATCTTGCCGATAAGGAAGATAAGATTGCAAAACTCACAGAATCCGCTAACAGTGCAAGTACAAGCCGTAAAGACCTTGAAGCACAGATAAGCGAACTTAACAAGACTATCGAAAATGAACGCAATGCCAGAGCTGCACAAGACGAGGAAACACGTCTTACAAATCAGGTAAATGCGTTTTTAGCGGATAAGCACTTTGTAAATACAATTACCAAAGATGCAATCGCAAACAGACTTGTTGCGGAACTTAAGAAAGATACGGCCAAGGGCAGAAGTGTTTCCGAGATGTTCGAAGATATGACTACCGATAAAGATGGCAACGAGATACCCGGAATTATTGTTGACGATAAGACATTTGAAGCAAGTAAAAAACGCGCTTCAATCGTTTCAAGAAGCATTAACGGGGCTAATTCGTATTCGGGAGTTACCAAAGAACAGTTTTTGCGGATGAATTATTCGCAAAGAATGGAACTTAAAGCCAAATCGCCGGAGATTTACGAATCTTTGCGCAAAGGCTAAATAAAATTGAAATAAAGGAGATTAAGAAAGATGGCAAGAACAGGTGAATTTGGCGGCTTCACGTTTGACCCGGAAGTGTTCGCCGATTACATGAGGCAGATGCCCACATGGAACAATGCAATTATGGCAAGTGGTATTCTGCAGGAAGATGCAAGCCTTATGAACCTTATCGGTGAAAAGGGCAATGTTGCAAGTATCCCGATGTATTCCCCTTTGTCTATTGAGGATGACAACATCGGTGATGCTTTGAACAATGACGGGCAGACGGACAATACTCCCGTACAGCCTAAAGGTACGAAACAGACCGCAATGCTCATTCAGAGAATGAAAGCATTTAAAGCTCAGGATTTCACAAAGGAACTTACAGGCGCGGACCCTATCGGGGAGATTGGTAATTCTGTATCTGATTACTATGAGCAGGTATGGATTAAGGAACTTATGACAATCGCTAGCGCGGCTATGTCTATTGAGGATTTGTCCGGCCACGTTACAGATTTGTCCTCAAGCGGTACAGAGATTACCGATGACAACAAAATCGCAGCTGATACCCTTATCTATGCGGAGCAGGCCGCATTGGGCGATATGGCAAGCAATTTCGGTTTGATTGTTATGAATTCTTATATCTATGCAAGATATAAGGTGATGGGCCTTGTTGATTTCAACAAGTACACAATTACAAACGCGATTGAGCCTACTCTTGAGCTGCCTACTATTAACGGTCTTATCCCCATCGTACAGGATAGATTTACCATTGATACAACAGGTGATTTGCCCGTGTATAAGACATATCTTTTCGGGCAGGGTTCTATTCTTACTTGCGATAAGACTAACTACGAAGAGCCTTATTATGTGGACTATGATCCTGAATCACTTGCGGGCGTTCAGAAACTTTATACAAAGCAGGGCAAGGTTTTACATCCTAATGGTTTGAGCCTTAAGGTTGATAACATCGCTGCCGAATCTCCGACAAATGCGGAACTCGGTACAACGGCTAACTGGACCCTTGCAGCTGATTCTAAGAATGTACGTATTGGCCTGATTAAGAGTAACGGCTAAACATCGGAGGTGTTTTAATGATTACCTTCAAAATCAAAGGCGGCAAACCTTATATCAGCAGTAACAATAAGTATTGTGAATGTCGTATTGACAGGGAAACAGGGCATATCGATATAAACCGTGAATCCGATGTTAAATGCGACGGCAAGGCCTATACATTGCGCGAGATATACGCCAAATGTAAAAACCTTGACAGCATAAGCAAGCCGGAGAAATCCGATAAAAAGGACAATACGGCAAGCAAAGAGAAAGAGATTGTTGATGTAAAGGCTGATAATAAGGACGATGCCACAAAAGCGGTTGTTAAGAAACCGCGAAAAAAGAAGATAGCGACGGAATAAAGATAGATTAAGGCTTTCGGAGGAGGAAACATGTCGGATTATACTACTTACGATTACTATACGAACTCGTATTATGGTTCGCTTGTTTCCGAATCTGATTTCCCCAAATATCTGTTTAGGGCAACTCATAAACTTAATGAATTGACGTTTATGCAAATCGATGATGAAGCGATGGAAACTTACGCAACAGAGATTAGCAACGCGACATGTGCGCTTATAGATTGGCTGTATAACATCGACTATGCAACCGAAAACGCAACGAGCGCGGACGGGGGCAATATTAAATCGATGTCAAGCGGCGGTGAATCCATTACATTTGGAGATAACAACACAATTTATACATCTGTTTTATCCGATATCGACGCGCAGAATGTTCAGATCAGGAAGATTGTTAACAAGTATCTAATGGATACGGGGTTGCTTTACGCGGGGGTGTAAAAAGCTGTGGCGGTTCTTTTTCGCAATTCGGAAATAACCTTATTTAACCGGGTTTACGATGTCGATACCGATACGGAAACATGGGAAAAGACGCTGTTTAACGGCGTTAGGGTTATTAAGCAGATAGGCGGGAATAATACGGCCAAAAGCGGAAACGAGGATATATCGGCTTGCAAAGTGTATATACCTTTTTCCATATTGCAAAAGACATATATTGAGCCTTTGGCATATAAGGAATTAACCGATAAATCCGATGTTTTTACATTCGATAGTGAACATGATTTCTTTGTTGTCGGTGATTATTCGGATATTACTGTAAGCGCAACAAACTTCTATGAGGAAATGCGCAACAAGTATGACGGAGTATTTAAGATTACACAATATGCGGAATACAGAAATGTATTACCGCATTATGAGATAAGCGGGGTATAAAATGCCGGTACAGCAAGCGCAAGCGACTTTAAGTGCAACGGATATGGAAAGCGTATATGAAGCGGTTAAAACGCTTGTATTAGGTTTTTCCGATTTCCCGTCATGGTTTACCGCTAATAACGGTACCGTGAAATGGAATTTTGCAACATCCGGCACGTGTATCGGGCTTTATCCGTTGCAAGGAGCGCACTATCTGAAAAAGTATGTAAGCGGTTCTTATGTTGCGTTATTCCCCTTTTCAATACTCTTTAAGACGAATGCAAACACAACCAACACGGCAACAGAAGAAGTGTTCGAAACAATGGACGCGCTATCTAAATATATGGAGGCTTGCGCTGTGGATTTCACAGATCCGCACGTAAGGTTAGACAAAATAGAGCGGACGTCCCCTGTATACATGCAAGGGCAGACGGACAAAGAGTTAATAATCGCGGTTAGCATGCGATTAAAATACACATTTACGAAATAATCTAAGGAGGATTAGAAAAATGGCACTTGATAGAACAAACATGGTTTCATTGCTTGATGTCGGTAAGATGTTCGGCGGCGAAACATCCAATCTGATGGAAATGGGCGATGGCTTCAATGAACTCACTGAGGACTTTAACCCGGACGTACAGACAACACAGTATGTCAACATGAAAACAAAAGCATCTACTGTTTCCGGCTATGAGTTTTCCGTTGATGCTGAGAGAGAATACCTTTCGGATGAGATGCAGACCTACGTTGATAAGGCTTGTAAGAACCTTCCCACGGGTACAGATTGCGAATCGTACTATTACAGATTCTACAAGACAGATTTGACTACATCGGGCGATACGTCGACAGGTGATTGTATCAGAATTCCCGTTGTGGTTTGCCCCTCTTCTACGGGCGGCTCCGGCGGTGAAACTCTCGTATCTTCGCTTGAAATTCACGGTAACGGAGATGTTGAACAGGGTACAGTTACAATCGATGCTGAGGGCAAATACACCTGGGCGGCAGCTGAGTAACAAACAAAGAGATAAAGGCGGGCGGTTATCTTCCCGCCGATATCTCATTTAACCAACACTTAAACAACGAATCCAACACTTAAACAACGTTGGAAATGCGTTAAAAATGTGTTGAAACGCGATAAGTAATAACGATATAGAATAAGAGGTAGAAAATGGCATATCAGTTAACTTCAAACAGACTTGAGGAAATACAGGTAAATTCCTATGGCGATGTAATCCGATTTGACCCGTCCGACGCGCGTTTTGTTCAGCGCTTTGATGAGTTCCTTAAAACATACGAGGAAGCCGAAACAAAGGCAAGAAATGAACTTAACACGTTAGGCGTCGGCAACGATGATAATAACGACGATGATACCGAATTTACACGTGAAAAGGTTGTTGAAATAGCTGGCGTTCAGGTAAGGTTTATAGAAACTTTGTTGTCAAAGTTTGATGATTGTTTTGGCGTCGGTTCTAGCGATAAGATATTCAGGGAAGCCAAAGAGGTATATCCAGATTATCTGCCGGATATCGACAAACTCGGGGATATTATCAATGAGTTAGTGCCTATAATCGTTCAAACAAAGAATACCAGAAATGCAGCCGTTGCGGATAAGTATTCCGTCAAGAAAAAAGGCGGTGCCAAAAAGAAAACATCTGTTAAAGAGATTGTTTCAGATCCTCAAAAGTCAAATGAGGTTAGCGGTGAGTGAATCCGTTATTAGAACCTTTAGATGATTGGTTTGAAGGTTATCGCGTCAATACGGACTTTAGAATTGGCATACAGTTAAGTGAAGCGCTTGAAGATGTCGATTTATCCGAAGAAGAGCGCGTAATGGTAACAATTAACTTGTTGTACGGTGAAGAAGATTACACGGGGAAGTTAGTTTTAAGAGAATATCCCCGCGATATAGAAACCATACAACAAACGTGCGAGTGGCTATTGTCCGGGTGGAATACCGATAACTTAAGCGGTACAAAGAGCAAAGTACCTGTATTTGATTATGATGTGGACGGATGGCGCATATATGCCGATTTCAGGCGATATTACGGTGTTAACCTGAACACAATCGACACTCTGCACTTTTGGGAATTTTCGGCAATGCTATGGAATCTGCCCCAGGATTCCGCAACAAAAGAAGTGATAGAGATTAGGGGCAAAGAAACCAATTCAAAAATGAGCGCGGAACAGCGCAAAGCAATTAAAAAGGCTCAAAAGATATACGGACTTAAGCGCAAAGAGCGCAAAGAACTAACTAACGAACAAATCGACAAGATAGATGATTTCGACAAATTGCAAGCGGAGCGAAAAAAGCGCCGTGAGTTAAGGGATAAGGGCGATTAAGGCAATGAGCGATATACAATATAAAATCAATACTCGCATTGATGTTCAAGAAGCAGAGCGTTCTTTTAGTACGCTATGTAATACGGTAGTAAAGAACGCCGCAAAGACTACACAGAAAATAAAGCAAGGCGCAAAAGAGATAGGGGAATTTATGTCCCCTGCTTTTGTACCCGGTGGAATTAAAGAATACGACGATGCCGTCGATGAACTTGCAAAGAAAATCGAAAATGCAGATAGTGAAATACAAAGTAAAGCTGTTGAAACAAAAGAATGTTTTAAAAATTTGTTTAGCGAAATGGCACAAGGCGCAAAAACAACAAACGACGCTTTGGTAAGATTTGCGGCAAGTATGTTTGAACTCCAATCCGTAAAAGCATTCAATCCCGAAAGCGAAGATATTGAACAAATGACCGCAAGCACGGAAAAATTTAAAGATGAGTTTAAGAGTGCGTTTGTGGATTTAGTAAGTACATCTAAAGGGAATTTTGAATCCCTTGCTAATTCTATCGTGGAATTGCGTGATATGAAAATAGGTTCTTCCCCTTTGGAAGATATGATTTCGGTTCAATCAGATCTTGACGGAATTGAATCAATTAAAGCAAATATCGCCCAAATCGAAAAAGCAATCGCTAGCGGTGCAACGGAATATCAATTGGAGATACCGGCTCAATTTGATATTGATACAGCGGCAATAATTGAAGCACGTAATCAACTCGCTATGTCAAATATCGATATAGGTGAAGTGTTTGACGTATATTCGCTTGAACAAAATCTTGTTGAAGCCACACGTGAAATAGATGCTATACAAGCGAAAATGCGAGAAGTTAACAGTACCCGTCCAAATCAAGCCGTTGAAAAAGAATTAGCAGCCGAATACGATGCAATATCAGGTCGCATTAACGGTGTAAGCAAAGCGCTTGAAATGATAAATACAAGTGAGGGGATAATGCCGTTTGCTATTGGTATTAAGAGAGAATTGGAACAAATAGATGTTCAATTTGCAGATCTAGATGAAGAATTGAAATCGGCAAAACAAATACCTGGCATGGAAGGGAAAGAAGTTGTACAGATTTTACAAGGCCAAAAAACCGAACTGGCTCAGATGCAACAGGTGTTAGTTTCCTATTTGAATCAGGCAACTCAAATTATGCCACAAATACAGGGCATGACATCGCAAGAAATGAACACATGGTTTACACAAGCGGATTTTGAAATTATAAAAGATGCTTTGTTACCTGTGTTAGATGATGCCGAACAAAAAGCATTACAAGTGAAAGAAACTCTTTCTAATGTATATCCTCAATATGCCGGCAAGGATAGTGCTGAATTACAGGGCCTATCCGATAAACGTCAAGGTTCTAAAGGGATGCGGATGCAACTTAAGGAATCCATAAATGCGATGAAAGCGACAATAAGCAATTCGGATATATGGCAAGGCTTTATATCTAAAGCGAATGCTGCAAAAAACAAATTGGCCGTTATTGTTTTAGCGATGAAATCGCTGATAGAAAAAATCAAGAATCCACAACAAAACGGGCAGGCAAGCCCAAATCAAAGCAATAAAACGCAAGAAGAATCAAAGAAAGTTGCCGAAAAATCCAAAGGGCATTTTGGCAAAGCGGCGAATAGTGTTTTTTCGGCATATTCGAAAGCCTTTTCTAATTTGGGCAAACCTATACAATCTTTAGGGAACAAGATAAAGAACTCTATAACGAAAAACTTAAACCCTGCAAATTCTCTGTTGAGCAAATTCTCGCAGAAAATATGGACACTGGCAAAGAGCGCACTTATATTTTCCGTGATAACAAAAGCGTTGAACACGGTGCGCAGTGGCCTTGCAACATCGCTTAAAGATTTTGCTAAATACGATAGCAGCGTTAACAAGATGTTGTCTAATTTCAAAACATCGGTTGCCGGTTTGCAGAATGAGATAGTATCCGCATTTATGCCGGCGCTAAGAGCGATAGTGCCTATATTAACGACGCTTGTTAATTACTTCACGGCCGCGATAAATGTAATAGGTAAGTTTATCGCGGCGCTTTCGGGCAAAGATACATATACATCATTAACGACGGCCGCGCAAGATTACACGGACGCAACTAATGATGCTTCCAGCGCAACGGACGATTTAAGCAAATCACTAGCGGCATTTGATAAATTAAACAATGTAACTACTAACGATAGTGCGTCTAACGGTTCAGGTGGATCATCGGGAAGTACATCAAATGCCAACGGATTACAAACAGTAAATATCGATTCGTGGATTAAATCGCTTGCAGAACAGGCCAAAGACGGAGATTGGACGGCGGTAGGGGAAGCATTAAGCGAGAAGTTTACCGATGTAATGAATAACATACCGTGGGATAGCATAAGCGCCAAATCCGCTAAACTTGCAACGGGGATAGCGACATTCCTTAACGGTTTTATTTCCCCTGATTTGTTTTCGGCTGCTGCTTCAACACTTGCCAATGCGCTTAACACGGCATTTATATTCCTTGACACATACGGTAGTACGTTTAATTGGGCTAATTTCGGTGAGAGTATAGCAAGCGGTATAAACACATTCTTTAGTACGTTTGAATTCAGTACAATTACCGGCACAATAAGCACATGGGCAAACGGATTTGGTAATACTATAAGCAACGTTCTTAAAAATACCGATTGGGCGGCTATTGGTAAAAATTTAGGTAACGGTATAAACAAACTGTTTGATGATATTGACTTTAAACTTGCGGGCGAGAATGTATCCGGCATGATAACAAGTGCGATAACGCTTGCGGATAATTGGGTTGAAACGACAGATTTCTCACAGATTGGAGAAGATATAGCGGACTTTATAAACGGTTTAGATTGGTACGACATAGTAAAATCCACATGCGATTTTGCCAGTGATTTTATGAAAGGTATCGGTGATTTGCTTAAGGGCGCCGTTGGCAATATCAATTTTGCGGAGATAGCAAATGCTATAGCAGATGGAATAAGCGATGCAATGATGGACGCTACCTTGTTAGATAATACAGACATGCAAACATGGGCAGATGAACATCCTATACAATTTAAAATTTCATCTGTAATCTCTGCGGGCAGTGGTAATGGTTACTATGATAAGAACGGCCAATATGTAACAGATGCCGAAGCACAAGCCAAAACATCGATTGAAGGTTATTTTGCATACGTCAATCAATGTTGGGAAGATGCTTTAGATGGTTGGTCCTGGTTCGGCAATGAAGCAACACCTCTGAAAACTATATTTGATACGATAGCAGCTGAAGCAGATGAAGGTTCGGCAAATGCTTATCAGGTTCTTCATGATTGGTGGATTGACAAGATGGGCGATTTGTCAGATCAGATAGAAAACACCGTTAATGAGATTTTGGACAATGCCGAAAAACTATCTAATGGTACCGATAGCGCTGTCGATGTCGTTGTTAATATGCTTGAAGTTTACGCTGAATCAGGCAACTCATTCGCGAAAAAAACATTGGAATCCTACAAATCCGGGATTGTATCAGGGGAAGATTTGGTAACTCAAGCGTTAAAGCAATTTGGCCTTGACGCCGGAGATGTATTTACCGATGGCGTAACAGTTAATAGTGCAGGTTCCGGCAAAATTCTTTTAGACGCGATTAACCTCGCACAAAACCCTGATTATGAAGCGACATTAGACGAAAACAAGGAAACGGCAGGGGAGATAGCAGATGAAACTATAGATGAATATAACGACACAATAAGCAGCAAAAAGAAAAAAACACAAAAAACAATCGGCGGTACATTAGAAGCAGGGCGAAAAACAGCGGAGAAAGAACCGGCGAAATATAAAAAGATAGGCCAATCTACCATCGATATATATAACGAAGGTATATCTTCTAAAACTACTACTACAAAGAAAACCTTACAAGAAACAGGCAAATATATATCCAAATACTTTGCTAACAGCCTTACGGGGTTTGATACGGCCGGTAAAGATAGCATGCTTAAATATTCTAAAGGTGTTAGCAACAATAAAACAACGGTACAATCGAACTTATCGTTGGTAGGTTCATTAGCGTCAACATGGTTTACATCGCGTCTTACGGGCTTTGATACGGCCGGTAAAGACAATATCAATAAATATGTATCAGCTCTGAACGGAAACAAAACTACGATGCAAAACACATTAACATCCATTGGCGCTAATGCGTCATCATGGTTTAATTCCAGGTTAACCGGCTTTGATACATCCGGCAAGAATAGCATTGCCAAATATACGTCAGGTGTTAACTCAAAGAAAACGGAGATGCAAAATAACTTAGTATCGATAGGTGCTACATCGTCTAAATATTTCGCATCTAAAAATGTGGGATTTGATATTGCCGGTAAAAACAATATCTTAAGTTATAGATCAGGAGTAAATGGACAAAAGGCTTCAATGCAAAGCACATTGGTATCGGTAGGTTCGTTGGCGTCAACTTGGTTTAAATCGCGCCTTACAGGATTTGATACAGCCGGAAAAAACAACATAAACAGTTACAAATCAGGTGTAAACGCACAGAAGGCATCTATGCAAAGCACTTTGGCATCGGTAGGTTCTAATGCCCCGACATGGTTTAAATCTAAAATCGGAAATTTCGCTAACATCGCGAAAAGCAACTTGTCTAACTATGGTTCCGGCGTTAGTAACTCAAGCAATCAGAATTCATCAAAAAACGCATTGCGCAACTTTGCGGGGAGTTTTGAGGGCTGGATTAAAGGGAAGGCTGATTTTGGAGATATCGCAAAAAAAATGCTTATAGGTTTCAAAACGGGATTTTCAAACACGACAACACAAAATCAGGTTAAATCCGTAATGACATCGTGGGCTGATAGCATTATAAAATCCATGAAAAAGAAGTTAGGCATTCATTCTCCGTCAAAGGTGTTTGCGGAGTTTGGTATGTATTCACTTATGGGCTTTGAAAAGGGATTTGATAGTGAGGAAGATAATACTCTATCTCAAGCACAATCGTGGGCAGATCAGATAAGTCAAATACAGCCAACACTGTATATATCGGTTAACGACGATGAATTACAGAAGTTAAATGTCGGGAATTCCACAATGAATATATCCGCTGCTAATATTCCCATGTTATCAAAGGGCGGTGTAACAACCGGGGCAACCTTGGCAATGATAGGGGAAGCCGGCCGTGAAGCCGTGTTACCGCTTGAAAACAATACAAGTTGGATGGATACGTTGGCTGGCAAACTTAACCCTGCCGAAGAATTATCGCTGTTAAGGCAACAGAATTCTCTGTTGCGAGAGATTGCAGATAAGAAATTGAGCATATCGACAAAAGAGATATTTGGGGCGGTAAAGACGGAAAACCGCGCAGAATTCCTAAAGAACGGCAAAAATTCACTTGTTTATTGAGAATAAAGGGAGGTTGAAAACAAGATATGGCATTTCCTGAATACTTTATCAAGGTGGGGGATTATGTTATCCCATGGCGATACATACAAGCGGAAACATACAAGGTAACGCCGGACCAACGGCAAGATATGAACAGTTACCGTAATGCCAAAGGGAAACTTATCCGTACCGTGTTACCGAATAAGCCAACAAGCATATCGTTTACTACACCTGATAACATGAGTTACGCGGATAAATGCACGCTAATGAATAACATTCAGGCTAATTGGACAGTTGCAGCTGAACGCAAATGCACAGTTACGTATTATGACGATATGAGCGATAGCATGTTAACCGCTGATATGTATATGCCGGATATTTCTTTTGAATACAAAACGGTAGATGTTGCCAAATCAAATATAGTCTATAAGGCTTTCACTTTGGAATTTATAGGTTATTAAGCGGGGGTAAAGGGCATGATAAATAACGAAACATATCTTGATTTTTTTGAAAATAAGAACAATTACGATTACGACATGTATTTTACGTTTTCGGGCGGGGATGTATTGACGGCCGATGATATGCTTGAAAACAGCTTTTCGCTTTATGAATCATTATGTTCTGAATCCTATTTGCGATTTGGCGCCTGTGAAGCATCTAAGTTAACGACGGCCTTTGCCTATTCAGGAACACTATACACAGATCAAACCGTTGTCGTTACAATCGCATTTACTGATTCCGAAGGTACGGAAACTACTTTCGCGGTAGGAACTTATAAGGTTTATTCCGATGTTTTATCCACTGATAAAGCATCTCATACACTTGAAGCATATGATGCTCTATATACGATTAACAACGCAGATGTAACAGAATGGTATTTTGGCATATCCGAGAAAATGACATTGGCCGAATTCAGGGCGGCGTTTTTCGAATATTTGGGGATAACTCAGGAAGATGCAACTCTCTGCAACGATGAGTTAACTGTATATCCTGCATGTATAACATCGGAACAGATATCGGGAAGTAAAATTATTCAGGCAATATGCGAGATTAACGGTGTTTTCGGACATATAAACCGCGCCGGTAACTTTGAATACATATCACTTGCCGATAACACAGATGAAACCACAACGGATTTTACTTATGATGACTATGTGCAAGGCACATTTGAATATAACGACTATCAAAGCCAAAGCATAACCAAACTCACTGTATACGATACGCAGAATTTTAGCGTTAGTTTAGGCGATGAGGGCAACGAATACATAATTGCCTCAAACTTTATCTTGTGCAATACGAATACAAGCCAATATTCCGAATTGGCAACGGCGGCAAGCAACTTGTTTGAGGTAATTCAAAACAAGGCATACACGCCCCTTAAATTGCAATCTACGGGTAATTTGTGCATTGAAGCGGGTGATATTGTTAATATTCCCGGATTATCCGATACAGATGTTGTTACGTATATTCTTGAACGCACTTATACGGGCGTTTTCGGGTCCTTAGATAGCATAGAAAGCAAAGGTGAACAATATTACACGTTAAGCAATTCAGATGCTGTATATCAGGCTACACTAACAGCGGCGGTCGAAAAAGCAAACGAAACTTCCCAGCATTTCGTATGGGTAAATGGCGATGGCGCCTATGTAACAACAGAAGAAGTATCAGGAGGGGAAGCACCTACAACAAATTACAACAAGTTAACAAGTGAAGGGATGGAGATTGTAACAGACGCTAAAAGCGTCGCGTTCTTTGGAATTGATGCAGAAACATCAACATCAATATCCAGGTTAGGTAATGAAGAAGAAGGTTCATACACTAAAGTATCAGAAAACTCATTCGACATATATGTTAACAACGATTTAACGTTTCACGTAGGATACAATTCCGATTCAAACGCAAACTATACAACCTGTGGGTCGCGGGGGAAAGGAGATATTGGGAAAGGGTCTTTTTCGGCTGGATATAATAATGTCGTATCTGGCGCTGGGGCGTTTTCAGGTGGCGGATGTAACAACACCGTAAGTGGAATCTACGCATTTAATGGTGGGGGGTATGAGAATATTGTAAGTGAGATATCTGCGTTTAATGGTGGAGGGACTAGTAATAATGTAAGTGCGGAATACGCGTTTAATGGCGGAGGGACTAGTAATAATGTAAGTGCGGAATACGCGTTTAATGGTGGAGGGTCTAATAATATTGTAAGAGGGAAACACGCGTTTAATGGCGGAGGGTATGGTAATAGTAATTACGGTGTTTATACATTTAATGGAGGTGGATCTTTCAACGGTGTTGCCGGAGAAAATGCATTTTCTGGTGGTGGTACACATAATACCGTAGATGCAAATTTAGCTTTTAACGGTGGCGGTGATTATAACACAATTAGCGGTTTGAGATGTGTTAATCTCGGAGGTTATACTAATACTCTTACAAGTGATGCTGATACATCTACAATAGCGGGAGGCTCGTATAACAAGATAACAAGTGCCGGGGGATTTGTAGGCGGTGGTAGTTCCAATACGATAAATGCAGATGGTTCTTTTATTATAGGCGGCAGATTATCTACTGTTAGTGCGCAGTTTGCCGGCATCATAGGTGGCGAAAATCTGAAAGCAACAGCGGAACATCAGGTAGTCATGGGAGTTTACAACGAAACTACATCTAATGTTTTCGTTATAGGCAGCGGTACGAGCGACACTAGCCGAACTAATGCGTTTCAGGTATCGCCTGAAGGTAGAACATATATCGGTAACTCAAGTTTTGAGGGTTGGATGTCGTATAAGTGCCAAAACAATCTCCGTTATGGGGGATTAGAAGTTTCTGCGGCAGGCTATATTCAGATATTCGACAACACAAACGGCAATGCAATGATACAATCCGATTTATCGGGTAATGTAAATATCCCGCATCTGCTTACTGTATCATCGCTTAAGATAGGTAGTTCTACTATCGGAGGTACGGCAAAGCCTGTATATGTATCAAGCGGTACAATAACGGCATGTAATGCAACAGTAGGTAGTGCGACAAAGCCTATCTATATGAATTCAGGAACACTAACG